TTTTAATCTCAGAGGAGCCTTTAGAGGCTGTACAAAACGTAAACTTACCTTGGAGTAACTAAAATGGCTGCATGGGCTATTGCAACACTTGAACGAGACTTACAGGGTGACTTAGCGGGAGGCGTAATTGTTGCCCACTGGCGGGTAACTGAAACCGAAACTGTGGGGGAGGATACATACAGTGCTTCGTCCTACGGAACATGTGGCTTCACCCCAGACCCCTCCTCTGAGGGATACATCGCTTATGATGACCTAACTGAAGCAAATGTCATTGGCTGGTGTCAGGATGAGTTAGACCAAGACGCCATTGAAGCTGGCTTAACGGCTAACATCAATGAGCAGAAAAATCCTACAACCGCTGACGGAGTACCTTGGTAATGAGCGAACAGCAAACGATAACCATCGACAACGAAGAGCATAACGTGTCAGACCTAACCGTCGAGACCCAGATGCACGTTGCCCGTGTTGCTGAACTACGCCGTGAGATTTCGCAGATGCAAATGCAGATCCAAGAACGCGAAGTTCTGTTAAACGCTTACAGCAACGCTATCGTCGAATCAGTAAAGGCTGTTGAAGATGGTGAAGCCGAGGCTTCTGTTCAGTGACACCTACAGAGAAGGCCATAGCTCAGATTGAAGCGCATGAGAAAGAGTGCGCTGTCCGGTACCAAGGCATTGAGCAGCGTCTGCAAGATGGCAGCAAGCGGTTTGACCGGCTTGAGCTAATGATCTGGGGCGTTTATGCAACGGTGATTGTCGCGGTGGCTTTGCCGCAGTTTATGAGCGGCTGATTGTGATTGGTGAGATCGCTGCGATTGTAGCTGGCGTAAATGCAGCTACCAGTGCGATTAAGCAGGTCGCTGAGACTACTAATGACATTCAGTCTATCTCTGGGTTTCTGTCTGCGTTAGGTGGTGCCGAGGTAGAGCTACAGCGCGCTCAGAACGAGGGTAAGCTGTCCGAGGCCGATGCTGTAAAGGCGGCACTAGCCAAGAAGCAGATCCAAGAAACCATGCGTGAGATCAAGGATCTGTTTACCGTTAGCGGTAACGGTCAATTATACCAAGAAGCTATGCAGGCAATGGCGGAAGCCCGTAAGCAAAAGCAGCTTGAGTTGGCTAGAGCGGCGGCTAGAAAGAAGAAGTTCTGGAAAGAAGTTAAAGAATACGCCGCTATTGCTGGTGTGCTTCTGTTTCTCCTGCCTATGACGTTGGCACTTTTGCTAAGTTGGCTGACAAGAAAATGATGGCTTTCTTGTTGGTTGTGGTAGTAAACGGAGAGCCAATAGCCGATCAGTTTTATTTTCGAGATGTTACCCGATGTAACACGTTTGCGTATTACGTCAGTACAGGTAAAACCAAGATAAACAACCGCTACCAAATGCAAGAAAACATAACGGCTTATTGCATACCGAAACGGGTACCAGCCAACACAAAGACGTGGGACTAATATGGCGGCAAAACGTTTACAAGAAGGCAGCGAATACGCCGAATACGATGCGGATGGGGACGGTGTTGTTACCGACGAAGAGCTAAACACCAGCAAGGAATTACAAGAGCTACGCCTGCAACATGAACGTGCCGATGCCCAACGGGCCATGAGTTGGTTCGCTCTGTGGGGAATGCTGCTCTACCCCTCGCTAGTAGTTGCATCGGAGCTTTTCGGGCTGACGCAAGCAGCAACGATTTTAGGTGATATGGCCGCAGTCTACTTCGTATCCGTTGCGGGTATACTAGCTGCGTTTTTTGGCGCTCAAGCGTGGTCAAATAGGAAATAGGTTATGAGTATCGTTGCATCATTGGTTGGGCCGGTCACTGGGCTACTGGATAAGTTCATAGAGGACAAGGATCAGAAGAATGCCTTGGCTCATGAGATCGCTACTATGTCTGAAAAGCATTCGCATGAGGCGCTCAAGGGCCAGCTAGAAATTAACAAGATGGAAGCCGCGCACAAATCACTGTTTGTGGCTGGATGGCGACCCGCTATCGGCTGGATCTGTGCGTTGGGACTGCTGTACAACACCATTATTGCAAACATACTAGGTATTTGGTTTGCGGTACCGGAAGTAGATACAACACTTCTTGTCCCTGTTATGATGGGGATGCTCGGTTTGGGCGCTATGCGTTCATACGAGAAAGTCAATCAGGTAGCTAGAGAGAAGTAATGGGCGAGCTAATTGAAATGATAAAACGCCATGAAGGCGTCAAGTCTAAAGTGTATTTGTGTACTGCAGGCTTTGAGACCATAGGTGTAGGTAGGAATATCTCAGAGTCTGGTCTTGGGTTGTCTGACGATGAAATTGACTACTTACTACACAATGATCTAGAGCGTTGCCATCAAGAATTGCAAGATGCCTACTATTGGTACGGCGGCCTGAACAAAGCTAGGCGAGACGCTATGGTTGATATGTGCTTCAATTTGGGTATTACACGGCTGCGCGGATTTGTTAAGGCTCTAGAAGCTATGTCCCGTGAGCAGTTTGATATTGCTGCTGATGAGTTTATGGATAGTCGTTGGGCTAAACAAGTGGGCCGAAGAGCCGAAGAAGTTACTGAAATGATAAGGACTGGGGAGTATCGCTAATGCCTTTGCAGAAGTTTATCTTCAATCCAGGAATAAACAAGGAAGGAACCGACTACACTGCAGAAGGTGGGTGGTTTGACGGAAATTTAGTTCGTTTTCGTAAAGGGCTGCCGGAAAAGATTGGAGGCTGGCAAAAATATCTAACCAACTCTTTTAACGGCTCGGGTAGAAAACTTCTATCTTGGACAACACTTGATAACGAAAGACTTTTAGGCGTAGGAACAAGAACGAAACTCTATGTTCAAAACAACGCAACTTACGACGATATTACACCTGTTCGTAAAACATCTACTAACTCAGTAACTTTCGCTGCAACAGATGGGTCGTCCACGATTACTGTAACTGATTCGTCAAACGGTGCCGCTAAAGGTGACTTTGTTACTTTTTCAGACGCGGTCTCTTTAGGGGGCAACATCACCGCTGCCGTTCTGAACCAAGAATACGAAATAGATTCTATCTCTAACTCTAATTCCTATTTAATTACCGCAAAAGATACGAATGGTGTGACTGTAACTGCAAATTCGTCCGACACTGGCAATGGCGGGTCTGGCGTAGATGGGGGTTACCAAATCAGCGTTGGACTAGACGTATATGTCCCAAGTTCAGGCTGGGGTACAAACGCTTGGGGATCTGGGCCATTTGGATCAAGTAGCCCATTAAACGTTGTTAACCAACTGCGTCTTTGGTCTATGGACAGTTTTGGCGAGGACTTGGTTGCAAACGTCAGAGCGGGTGGAATTTATTATTACGACTACACTACTCCTACTAATCCGGCAGTTGCCCTAGAAGATCTTACAGGGGCTAATCTGGCTCCGACGTTAGGTCTTCAGGTACTTATTTCAGATATTGACAGACACGTTATTGTCTTAGGTGCCGATCCTATTAACGATGCAGGAACCGCAAGAACTGGTCAAATAGACCCTTTATTAATTGCGTTTTCGGATCAAGAAAACCCTACCGAATGGGAACCGACTTCTACAAACACTGCGGGTTCTTTACGGTGTTCGGCGGGTTCTCAAATTATTGGTGGCTTGCGCGCTCGACAAGAAACATTGATATGGACTGATGTCGCACTCTATAGTCTCCAGTTTATTGGACCTCCAAACACTTTTGGTCTTAATTTAGTTAACGAAGGGGTAAGTTTAATCGGCCCTAACGCTCCTGTTAACTCTCCGTCTGGTATATTTTGGATGGATAAAAAAGGGTTTTATACTTATCAAGGTGCTGTTCAGCCTGTTCCTTGTTCTGTTCATTCTTATGTTTTTGAGCAGTTGAATGAAGATCAAGCATTCCAAGTCTTTGGTTTTCTTAATAAACAGTTCGATGAGGTTGGTTGGTTCTATTGTTCAGGAAATAACACCACCATAGATAAATATGTGACCTATAACTATGTCGATCAAACATGGGCCATTGGTGAGTTATCTAGAACCGCGTGGCTTGATGAAGGGGTTGTTTCATTTCCTAGGGCAGCTGGGTATGACAACGGTAGTAACTATATCTATTCGCACGAAACTGGTTTTGATGCGGATGGGCAACCTATGGATAACGTCTTCATTGAAAGCGCTGATTTCGATATCGGGGAAGGAGACCAGTTCCAATTTATTCGTAGATGTATTCCAGACGTTAAGTTTACAGGTGACTCCGGTAGTACGCAGGCGATTAACTTCGTGTTAAAGGCTCGTAATTATCCTGGAGATTCCCTTACGACGGATATAACGTCTTCCTTTACCGGAAGTACGACTAAGATAGATACCCGCGCTAGGGGACGACAGGCGGCGGTACGTTTCGAATCTGACGATGACGCAGAAGCCGGAACAAGATTAGGGGTAGGGTTTCGAGTAGGTGGAACTCGATTAGATATCCAACCTAACGGTCGAAGATGAGTAAACTTTTACAAGGACGCTTACCTCTTTCTGTCAATCAAGTTACGGTAGACGCAAACACTTACAACCGTACCATCCGATTGATAGAGTTAAGTTTGGACTCGTTTGACCCAGACCTTACTCCTGAATTTTCTAACGAAAAAAGAGACACCTTAAAGTTTACTACAGGGTCTATTATTTGGAATACCACCGAGCAGGTTCTTCAAGTATATTTGGGAAATTCTTGGCAGAATATCTCGACGCCAAGTACCTCTGGACTGAGCGCAACAGGGGGCGTAGGTACAGTTCAAATAGTTACAAACGGTAACATTACGGTAGCGGTGAGTTAATGGCTAGTATTTACAACGATGACCAACGTCAATCTTTAATAAATTCGATGACTAATCCTGAATCTAATGCTACTAAATTTGTAGAGCAGGGCGAGGATATTGGTCTTTCTCCTGACGTTACGATGGACATTCTCAACCGTTACGCAACTTACGGTGCGAATACGGGAATCGGGAATCTTGGTGGTGAACGGTTAGTTAATGCTCTTAATGACGAATACCGTAAACGTGTTGATGAGCCATTACAAAATAATCCTCCAGAGATGTTTATTGGAGGGCTTACATCTATAGCAGATATTCTAGCGAACCTTGGTTCGTCTGCTATGCAAGGCATAAGTAATGTCGGTAGTAGTATCGCGGATGTTTTTACCAGTGGTGGAGCGGAAGCGGCAGCTCCTACTGCAGACGTCATAGCGGATATGTCTCCAGTAGAACTTGCAACAACAGCTGAAAACCTTTCTCCTGCAGCATATGAAGATTTAATGACAACTATGGGGGAAACTGTTACTTCCCCCGAAGGGTTGCCTAAGTTAGAGGTTGATGTGCCGGTTGGTGACTCTTTATTAGCTACAGAAATAGAGCCTACTCGCTTAGAAAAGTTTCAAAAGTATTTAGATGAAAACCCTTTAGTTGCTAAACAACTTATGTCTTCAGGTCAAGATATTGGTAAAATTCTTGGGCAAGCTCTCGGTGGCGGTGGTAAACGTGAAAGTAAAGTCCCTATCCGCGCTCCGCGTCCTAGGTTTCAGCCAGGAGCTATCCGCAGCCAACGTATCGGTATGGAAGATGGTGGTAGCGTCTTAGGCCGTAAATTGTTTTTAGATGGCGGCGAAGTTGATGGGCCTGGAGGCCCAAAAGAAGACTTAGTACCGATATGGGCGAGCGATAAAGAATACGTTGTTTCACATCAAGGCGTAAAGAATATGGGCGGTGGTGATTTCGATAAAGGAATCGCGGCTCTTGATAAGGTTAACTTTGGTAAATAATTATGAGTGAAAACGATACCGCGTATAGTTATCAGGCTCCCGATCAAAATATCTATAACCTCCTCATGGGGTCAGGGAATCGTTTTGGTCTTATGCCTCAAGTTGAAGCGTATTACCGTAGCCAATTCGAAAACTTAGGTGGGCCGGATACTAACCCATTTACTTATACCGGCGATCGTATTGCTGGCTTTTCTCCTAGAGAAGAATATGCAATGCAACTTGCTGATCAAGGTATCGGCGCGTATGCCCCATACCTTTCTCGCGCTAAAGGGTTAACTGAAGAAGCGTTAGCTACGCAAGCAGGTGGCGTTTCTGAAGCTAAAGCTGCTGCGTTACGAGCACAACAACAAGGCGAAGACTATACTCGTACAGGTATTACCGCTGCTCGCGGGGCAGAAAGCGGATTACGAGAAGATTTAACTGGAGCGCAAACAGCTGCGCAACGTAGTGTAGATGTACAACAACCGTTTATCGGTAGAGCGGCTGAAGCAATAAGTCAAAGCCAAGGTGGTTTCGACCCTAGTTCTATTAGTAGTTATACTGATCCGTATGAAGATGCAGTCGTACAACAAACGATTGCAGATATCCAAAAAGGTCAAGCACAGGGCGATATAGCTAGACGAGCTGGTGAAATAGGACAAGGAGCGTTCGGCGGTTCTAGGGCTAGGCTTAGTCAAGAAGAATCTACAGACGCTGCTACCCGAGCGATGATGAAAGAAGTTGGTGCTATTCGTAGTGCTGGATACGGTAGTTCACGTGAAGCCGCGATGAACGAGTTTGGTCGTCAGCGAGCAGCAGACGCACAAGCCGCTGGATTACAAGCAGGGTTAGGTGCACAAGCCGGTGGCGCTCAATCTGGGCTATCTTCGTTACTTAGTGGGTTAGGTGCTCAGAGGTACGGCGCTGGGATGGGTTCAGCAGGAGCGTTAACTGGTGCTGGACAACAGCTTTACGGTATGGGTTCTGGTACAGCTGGGCAATTACAAGGGTTAGCTGGTCAATTATCTGGAGCGCAAACAGGAGCTGCTGGCGCTTATCAAGGATTAGCTGGGGCTGAACAAGGTTTCCGTCAAGGAGACGTTGGTTCGATGATGAATATCGGTGCGATGAATCGCGCTAGAAATCAAGCTGGTTTAGATTTAAATTATCAAAACTTTGTTGGGCAGTATAATATGCCGCAACAGTTAATGTCTGGTTACGCAAACTTCTTAACTGGTGCTGGCCCGTTAGCTGGTGGTACGGGATATTCTGGAACTAGCCCAGCAAATCCATACGGCGCTACTAGCGGAGCTGGTAACTACGGGATGAACTTTTTCCAAGAAGGTGGTGCGACAGGAGAAGTAGAAGAAGGGCCGAGAGGTGGTATCAACACCCCCTTCCAAATGCTGGAGCTATTCGGCGTTGAGCAAGAAACTATTGACGATTTAGCGATGCAAGCTGGCGATATGCCAAAAGGTTTAGTAGATCTAATAATCAAGTACGGTCAACAAGCTAGAGACGCTGGAATAATAGAAGAGCCTGAGAAAAAAGAGGACGGCGGTCGCGTTATACCTGAAGGTAATAAAGGATTAGCGGCGTTATCGCGAAAAGCACCTGAAGTAGTACGCAAGATGGGGTTTACTCCAGCTAAGAAAAATATGGGCGGGGCTATTAATCCTCGATTCCCGATGGCATCCCGTAAATTAGGGGCATAACGTGGCGAATAATTTCGGTTTTAATATCGGTGGCGGCAGTGGGGGTATTGCTAATTTAGTCCAAGCCCCTAAAGTTACGCCTGTACGTTCTGTACAGTTTGCGCCTACGCCTCAGCGTCGCCAAAAAGTTACTGAAAAAGATCCTAAAGACAATATTCTAGCTGCGATAGTCGGTAGTCTTGCTCCTGCTGCGGTAGATTCAGGGCTTGAGTATTTAGCCAAAAAATCTGATTTTATAGATAATCTTCTGTATAAACCTGACACTCTTACTCGTCAAGAATATGGTGTAGCTACGCCAATGACCGGAGCAGGAACTTCTATTGCGAACATTAATCAGGTTAAAAAGAATACCTTAGAAAACACGTTAGGAGGCGGAAGACCCTTAACTGACGATCAATATGAAGCGTTAGAAGACAACGCGATACTGGATAAATTAAACATAGGGCAGTATGACGCAGGAATTTCTAATCCACGTCAGGTAGAGGAGGCTAGGTTACGTCGACGAGTAGAGCGAGCTTTACCTAGCAGTCGTGCACCACGTCAAGAAACATTACTTGGCAGAGGTTTAAAAACAGCTTTGTCTTACGCTCCAGCAATGGCTTTTGCAGATGAAGACGATGGCAGTGTTGCATCATATATAAACGCACTTGGGGCAGGGTCTAAATTAGATAGTGCATTAGATTCAACACGGCTAGATAATTTCTTAAAAAGAGAAACGGAACGTGGTAAAGCACTACTAGACGTTGGAAACTTTGACGATGTCATGGGTAACGGGGCTGTTGTTAGAGCTGGAAGTAATACCCCAGTAACTGTTAGAAGGAGAATGAAAGTTTCTCCAGATAAAACAATTCAGTATATTTTAAGTCAGGGTGATGCTGAAGTTGATGTAGTTACCGCAGCAGACGGTACTCAAGTCCCTGTTAAAGCTGGCGAGTATTACGTTAAACCTGAGTTTGTTTTAGATACTACGAAACTAAAAGACCCCGAACATATCGAACTTCTTGTAACTGATGAAGCTGAGCCTAAGAAAAGCACAGGGCAAGTTAGATATCGCATAGATGAAAATGGACAAACTGTAGGAGAGTTGTTTGTAACTGATTATCTAAACAATGGTAAATTAACCAGCGTTTCTAAAATGAACGAACTCTATGGGGATGTTTGGATTAGACCCACCCCAGGATTTGGCTACAAAGAAAGAGAGTTTGGGCGTGCTGCTAATGCTCCAAAATGGATGGAAGATCGGGATGTTTCTTCGAGTGCTGTAACAAACAGTTTAAGGCCACTCAAGGTGTTATCTAAACTTGCGTTAAAGGCTATCGGCTGGGATCCAGAAACAGGAACGCAGCTGGAGGCAAATGCGGTGCCTAGTTTGTTTTCAGTAGCAGGAGGAATTGGACCGGAGATTAAAAATTTACAACAAGAAGTTGGTGCTGTAACCAATTTCGTTAATACGTTTTTTAAAGAAACTCAAGGTAAAACTACTATTGGTTTTATAAAAGAATCCCAACAAGCTGCGAGCCAAAATGGTAAATACGGCTCTAACGTAAATTATTTCTCAGGGGTTATTGACGCTCAATTACTGTATGACGAAGCTATTGAGTCAGGGGATACTGCTGCAATAAATTCTACAAGAAGAGAGTATCGTCAAGCATTGCGCAGATTCCGCGACAATGTTGCAGATCAAGGCGGAGAGATTGGTAATTTTGCAGGGTTAGACCTAGACAACAACGCTAGTTGGAACCAAACCGCCATTGAACGAGCCGCAATTTTATCTGCTCAGTTAAAACTAGCTTATGCTTCCGCAGCTCAAGATGGCTCTACTGGTGTCGCGTTATCTGATCGTGACGTTAACAATTATTTAGAGCAAATTGGTTTCGGCTATAAAAATCCGTTTGTTATTATTGATAAAGTTCAAACAGCTTTTAATTCTCTAATAGGGGATTTTGATAACCAGCTTACGCCGAGAAGGTTGGCAAGGAATTCGGTATTGAATACTCCTGAAGCAATACAAGATCTTGACATACATCTCCGTGGTTATGGTATTAATCAAAGACAGTTAGAGGAATTAAGAGATCTTTCTAAACCTTTAAAAGAACGACAAGCTCTTTACTCAGATGTTATGGAAAAAATAGATAGGCGAACAGGAAGTTTAGGCTCTACTCATTATGTTTATGACCCTGAAAGTGGTCGTGTTCTTTTTAAAGGGATTCAAAAAATTATGCGTAATGAGCACGCCAGCCAGCTGGAATATTTTGAAAATAATTTACTTAAATTTAATAACACTTCCCTCGATGAAATAATCGAAGGAGTTGATAGAAGATACGGTATTGGCAGTCCTAGTAATCAAGGCTCTACTGATCAAAGCTCTTCAGCACCTACATTTGGTTTCTAATGGCTATTCCAGGAACAACATTATTCGATCAAAACAATTTTGAATTGTTTAAGAAAGTTATTGATCAAACTGCTCCTTATGACGAAACAGGGCCAATTTTGCTTGACGGCGCTAAAGTCTCGGATGTATTAGACAGAACTGATTATGAAAATTATTTGCGAGATAGGTATGCAACTGAACTTGTTCAAGGTACGTTAGCTCAGACTTTAAAAGGACAGCCCAGACTAGGGCAAGCTCAACCTTCTGCTCCGACTGCAGGCGATATTTCTGAAGCCCAACGATATTTAGGGCAGCAGATGAGCGACCCTGAAGTTCTTACACCACCGCAAAGATTAGAAACTGTCCGTCGATATATTTCCACATATATGCGTCCCAAAGACCAGCAACCGCTAGAGGCATTAGAGCCTGCGGAAATGCTTCCTATTAATGCTCCAGCGATAGGGTCGGGGATGCCTCAAATGTTATCGGTGCGTAAACTAGATGGGTCTGGCGAAGATGAATATGCTCCTTTCAGCCCGATGTTTGGTAAAAAAGAGGCAGAGACAGATTATGGTCTCGCTCAAGAAGCTACGTTTATAGACGAATCTGAACGAGATTATTATCGCGCAAATAATGTTAATCCTGATCGTTATTTTAATGCAGGAGAGTCAGCTTTTAATGAGTGGATAGTAGGTTTTAACCAAGATGGCGCTAAACAGATAGTTAATCCTGTCGCAGCTGTTGTTACTAACCAACTAGCTTTAGATCCTGACTCTCCGTGGAAACTTAAAGCAGCTTACGGCTTACCTATAAACCCTACTCCAAGAGAAATGGAATTCGTAATGAAAAACGAGTTTCCTAATATCGAAGGTAGGATCCGATATTTCGACTGGAAAGATAAAGGCAAAGGACTCGTGGTTCGTGTGCCTAAGCAAGATGGATCAGGCGAAGAAGAGTATATCCCTTTATATCCTCAGTTTGGTTTAACAATGCTAGGGGAAGAAGGCTTGCGAATGGTAGCGCAAGAAACAGGAACTCTTACTACAGAAATGCTGTTAGAAGGAGGGCTTGGTAAAAAGACAGTCAAAATGATTACAGGCGGTATAGATGAAGCCGCTCAGAAGTTTTCTTCTGAAGTAATGAAAGACAATTCCTTTTTTGGCAGAGTAAAAAGAAGTGGACGAACGGCTACTACTACAAGTATCTCAGCAGCTTTTGGCAGATACGCACAACTGATGCTCGCCAGAGAACAGGGTATCAATAATATCAGTGAAGAACGTGCTTTCGAAGATGCAGAATTTGCTGCGCTATTAGCAGGAGTTAGTTCTTTAGCTATTTCTACCGTATTAGGAACTTTGGGTAAAGTTACCAGACTAATTACTGGCGAAGATATTCCTTCAGCTAAACTAGATGAAATTCAAAAGAAAATTAACGCTGTAAAAGCACCTAAAGAAGAGCCTCCTGAATTTACCACAGATGAACTAATCGCTATCGCGAAAGACGTAGGAGCCGAAGTAGGCAAAGATTTTGATCTAACTAATTTAACAGTAGGACAGTTAACGGAAGACGCTTCGCTGCAAGTATTAGAACAAGAACTTTTCTCAGAACTTGCAGATACGGGACTTGATGCGGCACCTCTTTTTAAAGAAGTAATTATGGGCAACCGAGAAGTTGCATATCAATTATGGAGAGAACTTACTCAGTACAGTCCTGGATTCGAAAATTTAAAACTTTCTGATTTCCAAAAGTATTTAAAAGGTAAACAAGACGAACAAATTAAAGCTGCGAAACTAGCTGCCGAAAAAGAAGCGGAAGAAATTAGAAAAGCCAGTCAGTTAGATCAGCAGTTAGATAGTGCATCTCCCCTACGTCAAACAGACAAACAGCTCGCCGACACATTTTTACGAGTTCAAGGGACTGGTAATCTAGTATTTAAACGCGATACTCCTGAGTTTGCATTACAGGCAGATGAGACATTTAATAC